CAAACCTACCTAGTGCCCAGTCAGGGATCTCCATACATCTACTGTAATTTCATTTGCAATATAGAGAGCGGTTAAATTTAAAAAGATCTGAATGATAGGCCCAGAGTAAGACTTTTGTTTAGTATTCGGCAAAATGTTTCTTTTTACTGGGCGAATCATTAACTTCATGATGGGAACTTAATCTCCCCGTTATCTGCAAACACTAGTCCAAGGTGATCTCCTGGCTTTAGGTAAGTTTCATTTATTCCTTTTTGAGCCCATCCCCATTCATTTTTAGGAAAAGGAATTTCTTGTTTCTTTTTTACAAGAACTGCCCAGTATGCTTCTGCTGGAGGCATAGATTCACAACTTTCAACAGACTTATCTGGAAAACCATTTACTCTACAAACTACTGCATCTCCATACTTTCTTGTGCCTTCTATTTTATATCCAGCTTTTAATAAAACATCTAATGCGTTTGCTTGAAAATCTGAATTAACACAATGTGTTGCATCCACGGCGTCTCCTGGATAGTCTACAAAAACATTAATACATTCCTTGTTTTCTTTTTGAATAATTGAATACCCTGCAAAAACTAAACCGCAGGCTACTAGAATAGATAAAACTTTTTTCATACTACTCCTTTGTTAAGTTGTTTATTTTACAATATTTATGAAGAAATGTCTACTAGTTCGCAATTGCCATCTGAACTACAGGCAAGGGTGGCATTTGTAGATGTTCCGTCTTCTGTTTCGTAAAAATATAAGTCCGCCCATCTAATTTCTTTAGGCATTTTTGAAACTAGTTCTTCATATTCTAATTTAGAAACTTCTTGGTATGGAGCCTGCTTGTATGAGTGATCGGACATAGGCAAGAATGATATTCCAGAGACTTCATCAAAGTTTTTATATACCCAAGCTCCTACTTCCATCCATTCATCTTCTTTTACTGAAACTGTGATAGATGGCTTATGCTCACACCATGCACGTTGGTAAACTAACCAAATATTTAAGTGTTCAATTGCCGTCAAATCTTTTCTAACCACAGCCCCATCTGGAGCTTTTATTGGAAACGAAAATACATAGGTGTCGTTTGGCTTCATAACGTCATCCTCTACTGGAATTCCAACTTCTTTTAAAAATGTAGATATTGGATCTCCTTTTGAGCCACGAACTGTTCTAATGTAATACGGAGAATGCCAAGCATGCATTCCTGAAGATACTCCAACTAGTTGAGACACTGTTCCAGAGGGCTTTACGCATGTAATAGCAGCAGACTCTGGAATTCCAAGATTTCCTGCCTCTTTTTTATTTGTCTCTCTAGCTTTCTCTCTAAGAGTCATTAAGAATGCTTCTAAAGACACTAAGTCTTCTTTTCCAGACATAAACTGATGACCAAATTGTCCAGTCAGAGATACCCCTAGTAATCTTTCCTCTTCTGTGTTATCTTTCCAAATTTTACGAAGGTACTTAAAATTAGTAAGAGTAGACTGCCATGTTCCAAGAATTGTTGCTAGTTCTACTTTACGCTCAATATCTTTTTTTGTATCTTTTTCACGTAGTACGACTTCTGAAAGATTACAAAACTGATAAGGACGTAAAATAATTTCTGAACAAGGGTTAGTTCCGTAGTGTATATCTGGATCTCTTCTTCCATACTTGGCTGCCTGGGCTTGAGCTGCGGCCACATTGTATATACCTCGTTCTCCTGATTTTGAATCATATAAGGATTTCCATTCTGCAATAAATTGTTCCATCTCTGGTTTACGAGAATACGCAACAGAGTTATTTGAAAGAGCACGTTGTCCATTATGCTCCCACCAATTACCAGTTTTTGCTTGTGCCATTTCAATATCATTAATATTAGAAAGAGAAATTAATGCAGACCTTCTAACTCCACCAACTACTACAATTTCTCCAATCTTACACATAATGTCATGTGCCTCAATTGGTTTAAATGATCTACCTGCTGCAGATTTAAATTTTGCAATTGTAAAATCAAACAAGTTAACTAATGGCTGTGGTCCTGATGACCTACCACCCATAGTCTTAAGTCTTGCGCCAGCGGGACGAAGTTTGCTTACATCAATTGAAGGAACTTGACCAGACCAAAGAAGTGCAAGCAATTCACGAAACGCTTTTGCCCAACCAGACTTAGAATCTTCAACAATAATTACTGTTGTAGACTTTTCAAAAGATTCTGGAATCGCTGGAAGCTTATTAATGTATTTATACTCAACGGAAAATCCTACTCCCGTTCCACACATAAGTATATACATTGTTTCGTCAAATGATCGTGGAGAATCTACTGGTATAAAAGAACAATTGTATCCTGCAACATGATCTCTATCTAAAGCAGGTCCTGCTGTCATTACAGATCTCATTGATGGCATTACGTCACGATTGTAAACAGATTCTTTTAATTCTTTTAATAAATTTGGTTCTGGGACGTAGCCATTGTTGTCTTTAAGATACTTTATCATGTAGTCAAAATATCTATCTACTGTTTCTGCCCATGTCTCACGACGGTTTTCTTCTGAGATCCATCTTGCATAACGAGACAATGCAATAAAATTTTCATATGGGTTTTCAATAATTTTTGACATATATACCTTTTTCTTCGCTTAGCGTTTGATTATTTTTGGATGAGGTCTAAGTGTATCAAACTTTATTTATAAAAAGAAGTGTTTATAAGTTTTTTAAAAAATTATTATTACTCAACCAAAACAATGTTTAATAACTTAAATAGTTATATATAAACGCTAAATCATTACTTTACACAAAAAAATACTAGTTGACTAGATTGACTTATTCTTGTTTCTAATGGTATTATTATAGTTCGTTATCTCTAAAGGAGGAATGCCAATGGAGAAAATTAAAGAACGTTTGAGTGATGTAGTCCATAACTGGATGGCAATAGGAGTAGTAGTACTATTTTTATTTTCCGTCCAACCAGGGCCTACGGCTTCTCAAGCTTTAACTGTAGAAATACAAAAAACTGAAAAACAACTAAAAAGAGAAATACTAGATAAGTTCAGCAATGAAACTTATAAGCACTCTCAAATGCTTGCCCCAGAAGATTTAAAAGATTTGCTGTGGGCTGTTGGATTTGAAGGAGCTGGTTTAAAAACAGCTTGGTCTGTTGCAAGGGTAGAATCAAACGGAAGACCGCTTGCTCTAAACGACAACAAATCGACTGGAGATAAATCTTACGGAATTTTTCAAATCAATATGCTAGGGAAACTTGGCGTAGACAGATTAGAAAAATTTAATTTAGTTTCAAATAAGGAATTATTTGATCCAGTAACAAACGCAGAGATAACGTATTTTATGACTAAGGGCGGTAAAGATTGGTCATCATGGTCTGCTTCGACAGGCAAAGCCCAGGATATTGTAAAAGATTTCCCTAAACAATAAGGAGCCATATTGAAAAAGATACAAATCGTATCTAAATATATAGCCCTATCGGAAGAAGGCCTTGTTCCTAGACTTGAATGTCCTATGGATCAAGGCTTTCTTATGCCTAATGTAGATTTAAATGATAGAATATATTTATACTGCCTTTCTTGCAGTTACAAAACAACAATTGGGAGTAACCGTTATGAGTCTATTGAAAAACTTGTTAAATCAAGAAGTTCCGACTGACGGTGGTCAAATAAAAGAAACAGACTCTATGGGTCGAGAAATATTTTGGCTAGACATAGGTAGACCTAATGAATGAAGAAAAAGAGCCTTCTCAAAACTTAGAAGATAACCTTCCAATGGTTAATTATATTATGTTGCACAGGATATACGACCTGTTAGTGCTAATATCGAAATCAGTTGCTGAGCCAGAAGAAGTTCAAAAAATGATTGATTATCACGAAAAAGGTTTTTTGCTTGGACCCGTTCCTTCTTTTACTTCTGTAGATAGCAATGAAGATGTCTAAAAAAAATCCAATCAATATACCGCCATTTTTTTATTTTCCAAAAAATATGTTTTATTTAAAGCCAATGACTTTAAAAACTTTAAAGAAAAGAAATTTATTAGAAAAAATACCAAAAATAATTAAATTAAAAGCTAATTACCATATCAATCAAGGGAATAGAGCAAAAAATTTATTAAAAATATTAAAAGATCATGGTGAAGTTGTTTCTTTCTTTGTGAATAAAGAAATTTACATTACGGCCTTCTCTCCAGAAGCTGCGTATCAGGTATCTGTCGCTCAAAAAGATAATTTTTCAAAAGGTAGAGGTTGGAATAGAATTAGAAAATTTGGGGGAGAGGGAATGCTAACTCTAGAAGAGCCTACCCATTCTCAAAGAAGAAACATTGCCCAGCCCAGTTTAAATTATAAAAAAATACAAAAAAACTATTTTGACATTATGTGTGATAAATCTGAAAACAAAATGATTGATTGGCAAAAAAATAAAAAAATAGAAGTGCATACTGAAATGGTGCATTTAACTCTTGAAATAGTTTGCCAATCTTTGTTTGGCATTGATTTTAAAGAAAAAACTTCTTTTGTTAAAAAACATATGGATATCTGTGTAACAAATGGCGAAAGAACTGTGTCTCCTTTGTTGCATAGATTTGATCACACCAATTTACCGATATTTAAACAATTTAGAGAATCTTCTATAGAACTATATAATTTTGTTCAAAAAACTATTGATGAAAGAATTAAAAACCCTATAGAGTCAGACGATCTATTAAATGTTTTTATAAAATCATATCAAGATCCAGAAAGCAATTTATCTTTATCTGACATAAATAATGAAATACTAACAATGCTTTTGGCTGGTTTTGAAACTACTGCAAACGCTTTGTCTTTTGCAATATGTAACATAAATGATAATCCCAAATATCTTGATCTTCTTAAAGAAGAGGCCAAAGAAATACTTTCAAAAAGAAATGATGATAATTTTATAGAATTAGTCTCTAACGCAAAAATTTGCTCATCTATAATTAAAGAAACTTTACGAATTCATCCTCCACTTTGGATACAGCCAAGATCTTGCAAAAAAGATTCTATAATTGACGGTCATTTTTTCCCACAAGGAGCTAATGTGGTTTTAAGTTCTTACCCTATTCATAATAACCCCAATATATATAAAAACCCAGAAAAGTTTATGCCAGAAAGGTGGACTAAAGATTTTGAAGCTAATCTCCCAAGAGGATCATACTTTCCATTTGGAATGGGGTCTAGGAAATGCATAGGAGATATGTTTGCCATGTTAGAGATGAAAGTAATTTTATTAAATATATTTGCAAACTTTGATTTAAAGACAAAGAAAAAAAATCCAGGTGGTCAGTCACATGTTTCATATAGACCCTCAAAGAAAATAAAAGCTACAATTAAACCTATTGACTTATAAATTAAAATATTTTACTATTGCATAGATGCAAACTTATGGTTTGCAGTTGCGTTCTTTTAGAATGCATTAGACCCAGACGGACCCGCCTCTGTCTGGGTTTATATTTTAATAAGGTGTATAATTAATTCATGAGCCCAAGATATTTTTCTAAATTTACTAACAGCCCCTCTGCTGAAAGCGGTTGGTATCATTTTACTGGTGCAAATTTCAAGCCAGGGGACGTTGAATACAACATGTATCTAAAATTTAAATTATTCAAGTATAAATTTAAAAAATTATTTAGAAAATAACTTTACCTAAACCTTCAGATTAGCCATTTTAGGCCTCTGAGAGTCATTTTAAGACAATTTCACACATATTTGGTCTAGGAGTGCCATTAAGAGGATTTAGACGCCTTAAAATCATTTTCAAATTGTTTACACATACGAGTAATTTCATCATACATTTCTGTAATTTCTAAAAAATTTTCTTTTTCTAAGTTTTCTTTAATTGTAAAAAACAATTTAGCCTTATTATAAATTTTAGGCTTTTCTTCTGGTACGGCATTAGTGTACCCTGGATGAGATAATGGGTGAACTCGTATTTCTTTTCTTGCTTTTTCTAAAAATTTATCACAATCTTCATTAGAAAGAGAAAGATCTTTTCCTAACAGTGCTTTTGTGAAAAAATTAATATCTGACGTAACCTGGTCGAAAGTAAAGACATTAAGATTTTTAAAATTATCTAGTGTCGCTTTGGCATACCCTTTATATATCTGTATCTGGGCATATATGTGTTCGTCCATATTAAAGTCAGGGATTTCTGCTGCAATAACAACCCCGTTAGATACAGTATCTCCAGCTCCCCCATACGTTTTAGTAATTACTGAAGATATCACATCTTTAGGGTTTCTTACAACAGTAACCTGTTTTATTGTGTCATAAATTCCATACAATGACATGATGTTGTTAGATCTTGATACAAAGTTATTGTCAAAAGACGGGATAGGGCTAGTGTTAATTGTATTTATATTAGAATCTAGAGGATTTCCTCCTCTACGGTTAATACTTTTTGCTAATAGGTATTGTGACCAAGTAGATCCACTTCTAGGCATAGAGTTAATTATTATTTGATTGTATTTATACATTATATCTCTTATATTCTCGGTCTAGTGAATCGTCGAAAAAGAGAGTGAATTTGGATATTTCATGTTCTCCTAATTTCTTGCCACTTAGATCTATTCCTTTTCGATAAAGTCCAGTTCCTTTACCAAGCTCTGTCTGACTATCTACATATGCATGTTGATCTTCAGGTGGAAAATCTTCCAACATTCTTTCATTATATTTAACGGTAATTTTACTATTATTAAGTGCGGCGGCGGAAAAGGGCATAAATGCTGCTATTTGTGTATATGCAGGTATAGTTATTTTCTTATTAGGTTCGGTTAACCTCAAAGTAATTTCCCATGCACCTTTAAAAAAGGAGGTGGAAAGAAGTGTTGTATATACCTGAAATCCTTCATAGAACTTATTAGGAATAGGATAGGCCAACATGCTAGTATTCTTATCTGTTTTAAATCTAAGTCCTGTAGATATAGCTAATGTGGCCCAACCTCTATGTTTATGTATCCAAGTATGTCCAGAATGTACTGTAATTCCATGATTTTCTTCTGAGTCATATGTCCCATCCCAGGTAAATGAGATATCTTCTGGAAAGGATATGCCATATCCCATCTGGTTAGCTAATGTCATAGGCATACATCTGTATACTGCATCAAATGGAAGATTATCCATCCAATCTCTCTGTACTGGAAGAGGAGAAATTATTCCAGATCCCCCGCCTTTTAATTTATAAACTTCAACCTCGTACATTTAAACCAATATGAAGGATAGGAATATGTAAGCAAATCCAAAGATAAGCATACTTGCAACTAGCTTCTTATAAATAGTATTCATCCTATCATTATACAATATTAGACTATATATAGCTATATAATCCTAGTCAACTAGAATATATATACCAACATTACAAGCAAAAAAATTACTCCTAT